GGATTTGAGTTTTAAACTTCTTAACCCATACCTGCGGATCAATAACATTGCCAATGGCACTCAACTGATCATCACGGAAATTGCCCAGCATAGCTTTGCCACTAGCACAGTTAAGAATTAGCCACGGGCTCACTTTACCATCCTTGACATCAAATACAGCTCGATTAGTACTAACATACTTAAAGTAATGATTCCACAGGGCATTATTATCAGTGGCCCAGGATTGCATGTGTGCAACACTTCTCTCTAATGCGGTCTCGACAGATTCAGTATGAATTAAGTTAATAACATATTTCTCATATAATTCATCTCTACACCAGTGATCTAATTTAACACCACTGCGTACTACATAGTCGATAAATTTGTCAGGGTATAGGGGCTTTGTGTTATTAACAAAACTTCCAAACTTTACCATAGCATTATAATATGGGCTACGTGCAAAGTCGTCATAGGTTTTGTCAACACCTAGTTGTTGCGTAATTCTATAAAATTTATTATAGGTTTGATATCCTATAAAAACATGTTTTTCATCCTTGGCCAAGTAACGTCTTTTCTGCTCGCACATGTGTACTGCAAGAGTTCTTTCTTGCATAAATTTTGATTTGCAAAACTGACAGGCGTAAGGTTTATTCACACTTAATTCTAACATAGTTAAAACATTTTAGCAATTTGTTTATCATCAAAACCATGTGTTTGTGCTAATTTTTTAGCGTCAGCAGTAGTCATTAATTGACTCATCATTTCAATTTCATCTTGTTTTTTGTTTGGGTATATTTCTAATAAAAACTTAGATAGTTTGTTATTGCCTTGTTTTTTCTTAAAGCCAATCCATTGATGAAAAAATATCTTTTGACTTTCATGCCCGCACATACAAAGCAATTGCCATAACAATTTTGGATGCTTCTGTAGAATATTCCAGTGCTTGTTAAAGTATTCATTAACAGTTAAAATAAAATGTTCCTGAATTTCTCGATTGCCTTGGGCATTGCTAATGTATCGATTTAAAATAAACAACTCACTCTTAAGTGCCTTCTGTTGTTCAGCATCTAACTCGTCCCACAGGCCTTTGTAGTTCATATCAACGGCTGCAAGTTTATCTTTTAGTTCAACCTTTTCACTCATTATCATCCTCTGGAATTGTACCATTACTATGGCGCATACGACGAATTTCTGTTTCTTGGAACATGCGTTTTTCTTGTGCAGTTAATTCGTGCCATAGCTTACGAGGATTACCACATAGCATACATCCGGGATTACCGCAGTCCATAGCATGGTGTTTTTCTAAGCGGTGCGGTTCCTTAACTGCTTTATCTTTATCAGTTAGACCGTGTGCTTTAGCAATTTTTACTTGTTTCTTTACAGCGTTTTCGTTCCGTTGAAGACGTTTGCTATGATTAAATTTATCTGCGTCTGTACTCATAATGGTTTGTCCTTGCTTAGTCTATATATCATTATAGCACGGTCCAGTGCCTTTTGTAAAGCGGGATTGGTAGGAGCCATTCGACGAATTTCACCCCACATTTTGTCTTCTATTATATGGTCGTGTGTGCTCCGCTTGCCGCTGACAGGATCCCAATTGTATCCAATTAATTTTCGTGTACTTGGGTCAGCCCCAACTTCTCTGGCATATACTTCGCCAGCGTTGCGTTCGTAAATGTACGTTGCACCTGGTGTAAGTTTTCCCATATTACAATAGTCTATCTAATAAAATTATTTCACTTTGACGTGATATTTCTTTAACAAAATATGCACATAACGTCTTTGGTTCATTATTTAACGGTACTGCAAGCAATTGATTATTTTTCATTTTTGGAAAATACCATTTAACATCATTATAAAAATTTACAATTTCGATCTTCTTAAATTCTAATCTAAAACTACTTAATGGGTTAAAACAGAATGCTTCAAATCCGCGATCGTTTAAGCTAGTAAGTGGCAGTATTTCAATATCACTCGCAGTAGAACTATCGCCGACTGCAATCGACCAATCAATGGGCATAGTAACTTCATCGTTACCAATTTTAAGTACCATTGCTGGACTATTAAAACTTTCTAAGAAAATTAATGGCTGAAAGAAAAAGTCAGGACTTTGTGCATCACTGTTATCTAATACAGCAAATCTCATGCTGTCATCTACCTCATCAGGTAAATTATTCAAGTCAAATGCTTGATTGTCTAAGGTTAGTATTTGCATATTTTTGTTATTATTTCCAGTCTATTTTCTCGATCGTGAACGGGTACTTAGCGTCCTTGTAAAACTTCTTACGTTGCGTGAGATGGCGCTTGGCGTATTTGCAGGTACTTGTAACGTCCCAGATTTGGACAAAGTCTTTGTCGTCTGCACGTCTAATGCCTCGCCCAATGCTTTGTATAACCCTTGTAAAGCTCTTTCCGGACTCCACCATAACCAGATTAAAAATACGGGGGATATTAATACCCACAGCGGCCACACCGTAAGTCGCCACAATAATCTTGTTATCAACAGTTTTAATTTCATCGTATTCACTCTTTCTATCTTTAGTTTTTACTTCACCTGAAATAAAGACACTATCTGGAATTTCGTTAACAATGAATTTACCTGTCTCTATTCGATTTACCAGTACAAGGGTATTACCACTATTACTAATGCCATTTACTAGTTTTGATATAAAAATCATCCTGTCTTCATCAGTGACAAGATACTTGTATTCTTCTGCATATGACTTAAATTCAGGTAAGTCAATAAGTTGTGTTATGTTTACATGGCAGTCACTTAAAACACCTTGTGCTTGTAATTCATGTGCGTGAACTTCGTGTACACAGGGTCCAAGACTTACAAAAATTTGCTGTGCTTCAAAATCTTCTTTAGGTACAGTGCCAGTTAAACCCCAACGAATAGGAGCATTGTTAAAGTTCTGTGTCAGCAAATTTCTCAACACAGTAGCTTTAGCCATGTGTACCTCGTCTACCATAATTGTAGTAACACCGTCAAGAAATTCTGCAAGTGTTAATATGTCTTGCTCGTGATTTTTACTTTTCTTGTCGAGTATATTAAGACTCTGCCAAGTGGCAATAGTGTGAGTTTTATAGAGATCTTTGCGATCACCATAGTACACACCTACATCAAGGCCGCAGTTGATAAAATCTTCTTCTGTTTGTTCAACAAGACTTTTATTAGGTACAATAGTAAATGTTCGACCGTAAGGTTCACAAATCTTTGCTAATGTTGCTGTGGTTATTGTCTTGCCAAAGCCAGTGGCAATTTCCTGTAAACACTGAGGATTTTCAAGAAATTTATTTACTACTTCAACTTGATCTTCACGCAGTCTAATTGGCTGACCTGCAAATCTGTGTCCAACAGGCCAGCATTGATCTCCCCAAAAGTCTGCTTCTACTTTAGGAAACTGCAAATTAATGGCTGCACGATTGTCGATAATTTCTGTTATCTCAACGCCGCTTTTTTCCAGTACTTCTAAGATCTTTGGCAGCTGGCTTAGGTAGCCGTTACCACCTAATCCAAATAATGTAATTGCTCCATCCCACCTACCTAACTTATATGCTGGACGATAACGAGCAGTAGGGTCCTCATACTTAAATGTATTTGCTAACTTACGTCGAATTTCAACAGGAAGTCCTTCTACCTTAAGATTTACCTCATCTTGAATGATCAATTTACACGATGGCATCTACCCCTCCTAAGGGACGTTTATCATTGTAGTATACTATCAAATCAACTGAATTGCAATAGACACTGGTTTTATTGCTTTTAAAATTATTTGAGAATGATACTACACTTGATGGATACCAACCATTTTTTAGCATGAATTTTGGTAATTTATTATTTGCAATACCTGCTACCTGTGTCTGTTGATTTAATTTAGAGTTGTAATCTAATTGTGAAATTAAAGAATTAAATTCTTTGTTATTATCACTGCCACTATCAAATCTAAAATAAATCCCGATCTTATCAAGGTCACTATTTTTCAGTGATTTTTCCAATTTTTTGAGGTTTTGTAAACACTCTTTAGAGTCATGACCGTTGAACACAAATAGTACAGGTAATCGATTTAATTTGTATAGTGCCGTAACTAACTCATCAAGTGGGGTAGTGTTACTATCAATCCATACTCGAGGTGACGGCCTGTTAGCCAGTGAATTTTTCAGTGAAATTTCTGGATTTTTTGGAAAAATTGTGAATTGAAATTTCAAGCTTCGATCGTTTAACATAATCAAATTGTCGTCTGATATCTGACCAATTTCATTATGCACCGCGGTAATTAATTTTTCATTAGTTAAATTAAACACATCAAACTGGGTTGACTTTCTTGAGCGAATTTCTGAAATTTCTTGGTAAAATTTCATAATAATTGGATCTACTTCGAACCCATGTGATTTGAACACTGCGACTATCTGGTAGAGATTTTTTTCAGTTAGTGGTACACTATACTGCCTGTTATTAATCGACAGCATCTGACCTTCGATGATTTTATTGAGGTCAGTGATTTGCTGTCGTAGACGTTTATTATGGGTAAATTCCACTATGATTCGGCCATCGTGGTCTTTGGATAAGAAAATTTTTCTAACCTGTTCAATCACTCTAAAGGGGTGTGTCCATGTGGGATTATCAACAACAGTGCGAGTGGTAGACGTTGGATCAAAAATATGTTGATCGTTTTCTTTGAGAATTTTTATCAGTAATTTTGACTGATTTTCAGTCAAAAATTGACCCGATGTAATTTGCCTAGCAAGACTGATTAAAACTTTTTTATCTCTGTTGGCAATCTGAGAACTTAAGGTTTCAATGCCTTGACGGGACAGCTCTATGAGCAATGTGTCTACTGTTATCATAGTTAGATTATACTAGAGTATAAGTTAAAAGTCAAGTTTTATGATTATAACGTGGCATCTTCCATGCCAGCTACTCTAAGTTTAACAATGTTGGTTAATTGCCATTGTTTTTGATCTAATGCTTTAGTAATGCCTAGCCACTTGTTTCTCAGCAGGGCAAACTCATTGATAATTTTTTCAAAGTCAACCACATCAGACTCGCCTTCAACAAATTTTTCACAATCTCTTGATGACAGAGCCCTTTGATAGTTTTCTAAATATTTACGGAAGTGTTGACTCTTAAGTCGTCTAAGTTCAATATTCAAATATTCCAAAATTGCTTCAATTTCTTGTAGCTGACCAAATCGTTCTTCCACAATGCCTGGCATCCTGGCAGCGGCCTTTTCAATGTTCCCCGCTATGCGAGCATCTGTCTTTGCTGCCTGTAATTCAAGTTCATAGTGTGCTACAGCATCGGGAATATACGAAATATCTTTTGAAACTTTTGTATACCAAGTCATAGATTATTCATCATCTTCATAAGAATCTAAATCTTCGTCGTCGAGTTCTTCCTCGTCACTTGTTTCATCTAGATAAAAGTCAATAGCATTATCAAGGTCATCGTCAACACCAGAGGCGCCAGCCATAACCTTATCGCTGACACCGTGATCTGCTAACAAATCAACATATCGTTCTGCTAATACGTCAAGTACTTTTTTGTCAACGTACTCTTTAAACAACATCCAAATATCACCAATATGATTTTCGTTCATTCTATAATTTCTCCAGTTTCTTCATCAATAGCAAGTTGTATTGTAGGAACTGGGCGAACATTATTAAATTCAAGCATGACTTTATCAAGACATCCATCTTCATTACGTTCCCATTCCTTACGATACAATTTAATCTCTGTACCATCTGTAGAAACGTATTTAAGTCTGTTGCCATCTTTTGTAAGCAAACCTTTTGCCTCACACAGATCAGTAAGACCACTGTATGGACTCATGCCTGTTGCATAAGGAATCTCAACTTGTACTGATTCAAATGGCTTTGCATAGCGTGTTTTCATGATCTTACAAGCGGCACGGATACCATTTACTGTGGTAGTCTTGTTGCCATCGGCATCAGTTTTCAATTTCAGTTTACGCATGGCAATAACAATACTACTTGCATAAATGAAACCTTGTCCACCTGAAATTTTGTCATCTGGATCAAACATGTCTTGACTTGCGTAGGTGTGATTTGTACAAACCAATCCAACATTGTAGCTGCCAAACATGTTTACACAATTACGAACTAATGAAGTAAGTGCCTTAGGCTTACGGCCCATGTCACCTTTCATTTCGCCTGCTTCAAACTGATTAACGTCTGTTGGAGTTAACAACATACCTAATGAGTCAATGACAAACAATACTTTAGGACGAGTTGCTTCATCCATTGTTTTGTACTCTTTCATGAATTCACTAATGGTCTTTGCCACGTCGTCAATCATGGCCATATTGAGTTTTAACAATTTTTGTTCACTTGTATCTACGCCAAGTGCATGAAGCCATTTCTCATCAAGAGCATTTTCACTGTCAACTAACACTACATAAATGCCTTGTTGTTGAGCGGCTTTGATAAGATTGCCAGAACAGATATAACTCTTACCTGCTCCTGATTCACCTGCAAGGACTGTCACTTTACCAAGTGGCACACCTTTGTTAAAATCTGAACTAATCAAATAGTTTAGAGCATAGTTGCCTGTTGAGATCCAATCTGTAGGATCATTAAAGCCAACACCTAAGCCATCGATGCTCTTGGTTAGGGTTTTGCGGAATTTAGATAAGTCAAATGCTTTTGTTGCCATGATTAATTATCCAAGTCCATTGCGACCCACTCTTTGATCACTGCAATAAGTTCTTCTTCTGTATTGCACATGACCTTAGCGGTCTTCCATTCTTCTTTCTTATCGCGACCACTAACTTCTATCATGAAGCCGTTGTCATAACGATTAAGACTGATATTTTCATTTACTTTTGCGAGTTTGTTTAGTTTAGCCATAGTTATTCTCCTAATAGTGGCGAGAAGTACAGGGCGCAAACCCTGTACTTACTCTAACGCTTACTGCTTGTTACGATTGCGAATCATAGCAAGAATGTCTTCTGCACGACCGCCACTGGCAGCTGGTGCTGATTCTTGCTTAGGTGCTGAGAATGATTTCTCAGCTGTAGCAACTTCTTCTTCCCAAGGTGCTGCATCTTCTGCGGCAGGTGCTGCCACTGGTGCAGGACGAGCAACAGGAGTTGCCTTAGGCGCAGAGTTAGGATCACCAGTTGCCTGGCCCATACCTGCTGGCTTAAAGTACTGTCCCCAGCGATCCATATCAAACGGCTCGCCATCAACACTTGCTTCAAACATTTCTTTCATAACTTTGACTTCAACGTCAGTTGGCTTCTTAGGCAAGTAATCTTTAAGATTGAACAAGCCATGTGTTTCCAAGTTAGCAGTTTCTGTACTATCCAATGGACGAGTACGGCGGCTCCACTTGCTAGTAGAGTAGTCAGCATAACCACCTTTTGAAGTTTTGATCAACTTGAAGTCAACACCGTTGACTGGATCAGTTGGCATGTCATCCATTTCTGGATCAAGCAATGCACCCTTGATCAATTGGAAGATCTGTGGTCCGATAATAAATCGACGATTTGCATTTTCCGGACGATTTTCTTCTTTAAGACCGTCTTCAACAACGTATCCTTGGAAGATGTAGCTACGTTTCTTCCAATACTTACGACCCATATCTTCTAATGCTGGGTCTTTAAACCAC